AAAGGCATAGCTAGGGGTTTCAATCCCTAGCGTTCCTTCGCCTGGTCATGGCCCAGCTTTACCTGGGGCTCGCAGACTTGTGGAGCATTGGCTAGCTACTCCACCGGTTTCATTCAGGCGCCCAAAATGGCTTTGTCTTCTAGCAAGACGGCCAGGACTCTCCTGGCCTACCTGGTTATGCGCTAGTAAAGTCGCAATCAAGTTCAGCAACGTATTGCCATACATCGCTTGTAGTCACCATCAACGAAGAACCAAGCGTGATACCAACGGCGCCCTGGTTGAAGAGAGGCGTGTTTTGTACTTGCGAGGATGCAGCTTGAAGCGGTGAGAACCCGAGAGCATTGCCAGAGGCCAAAGAGCCACCTTGTAATGCAGGGCTTCCTGTCACGATGTTTGCAACACCACCACTCGTGTAAGTCGAGAAGCTGGTAGAGTTGATGTTCACTGTGAAACTTGTTGTGCTTGTTACCGACTGAATCACACCTGTGAGTGTGTTCATTTGTGTCATTCCAAGAATGTTGTGGAACGAAACTGTCGTCACGCCAACGTCAGCGCTTGTGAAGGCGTGAGTTGCTGTGATACTTGCGTTAGCAGCTTTGCTAATGCCAGTAATAGTTAAGTTCGTTGATGGATACAAGGAACCATCTGTCGTTGTGTACGGAGTTACCCCGTTGGTCGACGTGTAAGAAATTACAGGCGCCCCGGTAGTAGTTGTCCATAGATACGCAGAAGCGTTAGCCATGTCATCAAACCATTCAACGATCTGAACACCGTTAGTGTTCGCAACCATTTTAGTTTTGTTGACCATGCGGAAGTGACTTGGAACGAATCCCAAGATCAAGTTCTGCGCTGTTCCGCCAGAAGTGACGGTCAGTGTTCCTTTTCTTATAATTGCCATGATGTTCTCCTTACAGCGTCGCTGTCATTCTGGTGATCCAGTTGTCATTAAGTAGACGTGTTGCAAACGGATACTTATAACCTACTGTACCTCTTTGGTTTAAGGGGTCAGCTGTACCGGAAGCGCCGAGCGGTTTCACGATAAATTCAGCTTCTTTAGCACCAAGACGAACTACTCCGTAAGCTTCTTGTCCGAGAACGAACGAGGAGTAAACAGGAGTTGCTGCGCCGTTGTTATATCCGTTGGTGTTGAGGAGCCATCGGACGTTTCTTGTAGAACCCCATTCTGCTTCGAGAGCATTCTGTGGGTTCGGGTAGTTAGCAACTGAGATAAACGAGCTAACAGCTTCCAAGTCGGACTGCATGTCGACTGACATGAATCCCCAATAAGACGCACGTACGGGCGCCGTATTGAACTTGTTTTCCCCAGGTAGAGGATTCGTCATGAGTCTAGCATTTCCTTGACGGAGAGCAACGACAGCAGTTTGGATATCTGCATCAGTGATCTCTGTAGGTGTTCCGCCGTTAACTCCATGGCTACATGCGATAGTTGAAGCAGTAGACACCATCATGTCTCGAATCAATGTATCGATAGTTAAGCCTAGTTGAAGCGAAAGTACTCTTGTTGCTTCGTTCAAAACTCTATCTTGAACAACGTATTGTACTTGGTCTGTGATAGTTACGAACGAACCGTACCATTGAATTTGAGCACGGAAGTCGGTTACAGAAAGTTGATCTCCAGCAGGAGTTTGACCATCTGTAAGTGGTACAGTTGCGGCAGTGAGAGTTCCGTATCTTCGGAAGACCATCTGATCGCCACTGTTCATTGGGATTTGTCGTTTTTGAGCAAACAAATCGTAGATATAGTAAGGACGTGCCAAAGCCAGTAAGAGTCTGTCAAAATATTGACGGACTTCTGGTGGCAGTTGTGTTATTCCTGTAATTGCCATTTATGTTCTCTATTGGTTAGATCCCTTCAAGGTGCTTAGAGGCAAACTTCAAAAATTCCTGATCAGACATATTGGCCAAATGATCGGCTTGACTCAGCACACCACTTCTACCTCCAGCTTGAGCTAGAGTTCCTGGTTTGCGAGCGTTCTCGACTATTCTTTGAGCATTTGTGCTCTTAGGCGCTTCTGTCATCTGAGGCATCGGTTGTTGTACCTTCTGCGCTAACTTCCCAAGCTCATACAAAGCCATCGCTTTGTTATCTGAGCTCATGATCCCCTTGAGGAGATGCGGCTTTTCTTTTAGTAACGGTGCTGCGTGTTTCTCGAGCACCTCGGCGTAATCGGAATGCTGAGACATCACCGTGAGTTCCTCGATGCGCGATGTATATTCAGACTCCCGTTCATTCCAAGCCTTTCTGATCTCTCCAGCGTTGGGGATTTCACTATCCTCCATGCCTTCGAACATCTTCTTTGGCTTAGCCTGTTCTGGCTTCTGAGCAACATTCGCTCTCATCATCTCCATTTGGAGCTGAAATTCACGTCGCTCGGCGTCTCTTTCCGCCTTTATTTGATCTATCTTGCTCTCAAGGGCTCTGAAGTTCGCTGCCTGCGGATGTTCCTGTCTTTCCTCAACCGGAGCTTTCACTTCCGGCGTTGGTGCTACAGGAATTTCCGGCATAGGAAACTCTTCTTGCACTTCCTGATTCACAGGAATCGTATCTACAATTTGTTGCTCCACGGCGGCTGGAGCCTCTATTTCGCCCGCAAAATTTTTCATATCGATAGACATTGCATTCCCTTACGGTTGCTTGGATCTAATCATTAGGCTAATAGGACCTTCATCCTCTCGCCGGTTTCCGCAACTGTTGGCAACAGATCAGCATCCTTGGTTGATAACAACGCAGGGTTGATCGGCACATCAGGCGGAATGGATAGTTCTGGAACTAGTTGGAAGACAGACTTCGCATGGTCTACATACCAAACCAAGATCCCAATGATCTGTGGTGGACGTTGACGATAGAATCGAAATGACTGTCTAAACGCTCCTTCATGCTGTCTGTCTTGCTTTGCAGCATAGACAATGTAAAAAGGCTGGTCCTCGCTCTTCAGGTTATTCGCAAAATCTTCGGCCATTCGCCAAACATCGCGTCCCCAAGCTTCCCTTGATTCGCCTATCTCTTGAGACATGCTTATTTACCGGAATCCCAACCGTAGTGTTTCATTTGGCTTTCGATCTTGCGGTAGTCTGACTTGCAGCCAGCTGCGCCAGCTTGACCGTACGCAATGTCCATCGCTTCGCCTTTGAAGTCGTGACAGCCCATGCCGCTAAGTTTGTGCCCTTTTGCAGGCATTGCTGGTTCGTCTACTTCGTTTTTGTAAGACGCGTGTCCTTTTGATTTCATTTCTTCCTCTCGTGTTATTAACGGCCTTTCGGCTTGTACTGTTTCTTGCTCTCTAATCTTTTTTGATCGAAATCGCCTGTATCGGCCGCAGGAGGTTCCGTTGTGTATCCATAAGGCATTTCTTCGGCCTGCACTCTCGAATCTAACTCCCTAGAGAAAGAGTTTGGAGGTACAGGATGTTTGTAGTTGTTGTCTGGCATATAGCCCCTTTTCACTGTCAACTTTCTAATTTAAAGTTTACAGATAATCTAAAAATTTATGTACATATTAATTTCGAGGGAGATATGAACAGGGGAAATCAGCTATAGAAACTGAGAAACAAAGGAAGTTAAAAAAATGTCCACAGAAGTCAAAAAATCAAGTAACGTCTTTCTTTATCTTGTTCTCTTCGCCCTCTTGCTTCCCTTCCAGTTCCTTGATGAAAGCAAGCTTACTTCTAAGTGTTTCGATGTCTATGGAGTCGATTTCTTTCATTGCCTTAATGAGATTCAAGACTCCAGCGGTTCGATCTTCTTCTGATCTAGCAATACGCTCTGCGCTTAGCGCCGCGTCGAGCGAGACTTTGTTGATCCTTTCCGCCGCGAGCGCTTTGTCCGACTGCGCTTTGGCTTCGAGGGAGTTGGCGAGGACGTTTTGTTTGTGAAGCTCCAGCTGAGTAGCCATCGCTTGTTGTTGCTGAGCAGACTTTGCTTGAGCATCCAGAATCTCTTCCAGATCCTTTTTACCGTGAAGGTTAGAATTTTTAATGATAAGAGCATCTGGGATTGGAACTCCGGTTGTTTTAAGAGCCATCAGCTGGATAAACTGAGACTGACGCTGAGTATCTGTAAGGATTCCCTCTTCAACTACAACATCGTATTTAGAGAATGCTTTGCTGTAGAACTCAGGCGTTGGCTCTTTTTTGGTGATTAACTTGATCTTTTCTGGGGTGTAGTTATCTTGTACTAACTTCATTACCTTCTGCCCAAGAAGCTTTTGAGACTCTCTCAGTCCATCGAAGATATCTTGTAGGTTGACAATGCCCGCTGACTGTCTTTGTTTAGCTAAAATGCCAGCGGTTTCTACCTTGTCATTTTCAGCTAGGCCGAACATCTCAGGATTGATCCCAATGATCTCCATCATGTCCTTTTCAAACTCAGCTTCTAACTGGAACATGGAAGCTGGTATGTCAGGCTGAGGAATCTTAGTAACGTCGGTCATCTGAGCTTCAGGTTTTAGCCAAATAACCTGACCTTGACCTGTTTTATACAGAGATGATGGGTTGGAAACCGAGTTAGTCTTAGCAATGTAACCACTTGCTAGAGTGTTATCGATCAAGTCCACCATTTTGGATCTTCGCTTGTTGATCTCCGTCTGAGAATCTCGAATAGGACGGATCAGAGACTGAATCTTCCAGGTGTACAAGTCATAAGAAGGCTCGAATATGCAAAAAAACGGGACGAACGGGTAGTCAGAACTTCCACTTGGGTCTTTCCCATAGTACAAAAGTTCTCCTTCTACGATGATTGCTAAATCAACCGATCTAACTGGCTTTTTAACTACTTCTATCTGCGGATACATCCTCTGAATCATGTGAAGACGGTTTCTGTCTCCGTCCCACTGACTTGTCTCGCCAGTTTCCATGTCCACTAGGACGTTTTTAGTATCCCAGCGAGTCTTCCAGTATTCATTGTAGTTAAGTAGCTTTTGAGTGCCCCATTGACGAGCGTAAGGCATGTAGGTGAACTTGTCATCGCGTGTACCCCATGGGAGATTTTCGATGACATCTTGCTTGTCTGGAAGTAGTGAGATTACCTCTGTTCTAGATAGAAACTTCCGTCTAGCAATGAAACTGCAATCCGATAGATCTTTTTTTGTAAGAAAGGGGTCGAACATGACAGCGTTCCAAGCATCATGGTG